TTGCAGCACTGCAAAAAAGAACATCATCATCCACCCAAGTCTCACCAAAGTTTGCGCCGTTGGTTTGTATGCCTCTAATCTTGCCAAAGTGCTGTACTTTGCCGTTCGCGTTGTTGCCTATTGTTTGCGCTGTTATTCCAAGAATGTACTCACTATTTACCGTTCCATCAGCAATGGCCGGAGCGATTAGAATGCGGCCTGTATTACCTGTTGTACCTGCTGACATTACAGCTCTACCAATTGTGATAGGTGTGCCGGTAGTGTTGCGAGTGTTATAATATGCCGACTCCATTAAATGTCCTGTGACCGCGCCCTGATCGGACACTAAGTCTACCGTTTCTTCGGTTGCATTCCAAGACATTTTACCTGCTTCGCCATCTGTGCTACTGCCTGTGCGGAATCGCAATGTGTAGAGGCTGTCAAGAATGATAGAGTTGCTTTCAATTCGGATGCCAGCGCCAGCGGTGTAGGTAGTACCTTGGTTAATCCACACCCAAACCGAACCTGTCCAGTAGTACAACTCTGGAGCTACACAATTATTAATTACAATCTTACTATCACCTTTCGTGGGAGTGTATGCCGGTGCGCTGCATCCCGCTATTTCTTCAATCGTGTTCCCGAGTAACTGCCATCCGCCCGGAGTGTTAAAGTGATACCATTTGCCTGTGATGGTGTCAATGGCCACTCGCGAAGTGCGAGAAGGAGGAACGAAGGATGGAGCGCCATTTGTATAGCTGATACCGGCGCCGTATGCAATGTTATTTTGTGCGGAAATTTGCGGCAAACTGCAAAAAAGCGCGGCAATTATTAAAAGGTATCTCATTATCCTATCATTTTAAGGATGCCGTAAGGCATACCGTAGTAATTATCTTGTGTTAAAAAATAAAGATCGCCAACATTTAGTCCGTCGGCAATCGCTTCACTATCATCGCGAAAAAACAAGCCCTTAACCGGCAATGGAGGGCCGACTTGGTTTTGTCGATTGATCCTAACCGTATATTGTGCAATATGGCAATGATAGCCCGAATCGTTGTCGTAAATCTGCCTAACTTGCTCATACCTTATTCCATCTATTGCAGTTAGTTCAAGTTGGAATGTAACATCGCCACGAAAAAAATCTATTGCGCGCCTAAACGCTTCCTCCGCTTGGCGCGTTTCATCAAATGTCGTGCCCCAAATTGCAACCTCGACTAAAACGTTATCTACCCAACTTGCAGCCGATTTGTTATGCGCTGGATTGGAGCCTACTACCGTAACAACAGCAAAAGGAAGTGCCGCGTTTTGCGGCGCAACTACCGGATAAACGCGAGTACCAAATAAGGCAAATGCGTTTGGATTATCTGCTATTATTTTTCGGATTGGGCCTTGAACGTTCATTGTACTTTTTTTAGGCGTTGAATTTTGGCCTTTAAGCCCTCTACAATTGTTTTTTGAGTGCGCTCTTTCATCATTATCCAAGTAGGCAAAATAAAAGGCCTTGGCGGTGTATGTCGCGTGCCTTTTTCGACCATGTGAGCGTAATATCCATCCGTTTTTCCAAATGGCCCAAAAACGCCCTGAGCGGTTCCCTTTGCTAATTTAGCGCCTACAAAAACCGCGTATTTGCTTTGCCTAAACCGTAACACGTCAAACGATGCCGCCAGGTTGCCCGGATAATAGGTCGCTACTACATTGCCACGACCCTTTGGTGCGCGTATACTCTTAACGAGCTTTGCAGTGCTGTACCGTTTGTGAACTTTGCGTCCGTGTGGCGCTGCCCGGTAAAGGGCTGCTACTACCGGCTTGGCCGATTTGGTTAGAATAGCGCTTGTCCCGCGCTTGGCGTTGCGCGCTATCTGCCTAAATTCTTTTAACAGCTCCTCTACTTCCTTTGCTAACTGTTCGTTCATTCTGTTACCTGCGTTTCAAGTATTAAACGATCGTTTCTGCCTTGCTCGGATATACGGGTTATGTCCCAGTTGTCACCATTATAAACTATTCGATCAATAACCGTTACATCCGTTTTACGAATCTCAAAGTTCGCCCGGTTGGTAGCATAAATTGCGCCCTGTGTTATGTCTTCGCCAACTCCCGATTTTGGGTACATAACAGCAGCCCAAACAGTTAGCAAGTTAGACCACGTTTCCACGCGTTCGCCGGTTGCATTTTCAACAAGCGCTCGTCGTTGGATTGTTACTTGGCGGTCTAACTTACCAATCGTTTCCTTTTTGTTGCGCATCATATCACAAAACGAGTATAGGGTGACATAAAGCGCTCGGATGCGCGTATGACAGCGTCCGAAGGTGAATCAGTGCGATTTTCGTAAATGTCCGCTAAGATTAAAAATACTGCAATCTTTAAATTGGCAGGAACCGCCGCCGCGTTTGCATATCCAGTCGAGTATGTGACCTTTACCTGGAATGGCTCTGCGGTTGCGTTCCATCCATCGATCGGAACGACTACTCCTCTTTGGCTTTGTGTGTGCTTTTCAATAACATATTCACTCGATGCCAAATTAGTAAACGTCGCCGGATTTGTGCTGATAGAATACCCAATAGACGTGAGCGCGCTAAATGGCGCGTAGGTCAAATTGAATGGTTGATCATCATCCGGAAAGCTCCGGTAAGTTTCTACTACCGTAGCGCCTAAAAGCGACATTTGGCAGTACTGTTCGACAAAACGAATTGCCGCCCGCAAATAGGCTTCTATGATAGTATCCTCTGCGCTCCCGGTAACGCGCAAATGCGTTTTAGCCTCATCGACTGTGACCGGCAAGGAGGAAGAGTAAGTTAGCTCTATTGCGGACGGCAAATATTTCATTTTATCGCTTTGTTGCTTTTTTTACGATTGCGTCTGTGGCTGCTTCAATTAGGACTTCGGCAATAACTGCCAAGCCATCTTTGATTAACCGCTTGGCGCGTGACTCAGGTACGTCTTTATGGATGCCTTTACCGTATCCAAAGTTACCGTCCTCATCATGGCCAACCAAACTATCTAAAACGCGAATTGTCATAACTAAGCGGTGATTAGGTGCTTAACTGCTGCTGTGTCGAGTAGCTTTGCATCCCAACGAGCAAAGCCAAATAGACCAATTTCGCCAGTACCCATGTACAAGTACTCATTCCGCAAAATTTCAAGCGCGCGAGATTGGCGAACCAAGTACTTGCTGAAATCGCCAAACAAAATCAATTTGGAAGCGGTGTTGATTGTGCTGTCCATATCCTGGTTGATGACGTATTGGAATCCATCGATTGTAGCAGGTTCGCCCACGATGAACGAAGGCTGCCACAACGGACGCGCGTCGGATGCTCCGATTGATAGCTTTTTGATGTACGCAAGTACATTGTCGTGCATCATAAAGCGACCGTTGCGGCGATATTCAGGATCTACGCTGTGTACCAGGTCGAGAATCTCAGCAAAGGTAATTGCAGTAGCGGACGCGGCGGTTTTACCAAGCGTTGAACCTGTTACAACGCCCTGAGGCTGTGAAGATCCTGTTCCGGTTGTACAGCTTTCGTTTGCAGCGCGGCCAAAACGCGTACCCATCAAGTTAGCGACATACGCCTCAATATCAAATGCGCTATCTTGGATAAGCTCCTTTGAAAGCTTGATAAGATCGCGATAAGTGTACGCGCCAACGGCAACCTGTGCGAAGGTTGTGTCCTGTACAGTCGCTGCGCTACCTTCGGCAACGAGTACCGCTTTGGCGCTCGTGTCGTTGTTAGTAGGGAAGTTTAGGGTGTTCCCGGAATCCGTCAAAAGCAAATTTGCAACTTCCAAAACACCGCCATAAGCCTTCATCGATTGAATGATCTGATTTGCAAGGCTAACAGGAACGGTAAAACCGCCCAAAGAGTTGGTGCCAGCGATTAGCGTGCTGGTTCCACGCTTTTCCAAGATAGAACGCTCGGCGTCTGTCATGCGCGCCTCGCCTTGAATCATGTACTTGCGGAATACGGCGTTAAAGTCGGCGTTCACTTCCTCAGGATTGCGCTTATCATTTGCGCGACCTGATCTCTCCTCGTTATCATAAAAAAGCTCCGCTGATCGTTTTTCAGCTTCAAATGCTTTTTGACTGCGCTGAAAGGATTGATAGGCTTGTTCCTGCTCCTTCTCAGCCTTGGCAAAGGTTGCCTCTAATTCGGATTTTCGGACATCGGTAAGCCCTTCCACACTTAAAGCGGTGGCGGCGTCCCTCATTGCGGCTACTGCGTTGTCATGCCGCTTTTTTAGATCTTGGATTTGTTCTAAGGTCATCTTTAAAAAGTAATTGAATT